CATAGTTACCTGGTGATGAACCTCTACCACCCATACCTACTGTATTATAGTACAGTCCATTTGATTCTGTTACAATAGTTTGTCCATATGCAGCTTGCCATACATCAGGTGTTGGTGAACTATCTGTACCCCAAGGTTGTGCAAAACCAGGAGCTACTTTTAATGAATATTGATTACATATAGTTTCTATCTTATCAACCTTAACTTGTCCTGCTCCACCACCTCCACCAAAGAATGCGAATGAGTTAAAAGAACCACTACCTTTAGCACCTGGTCCACCTGGTCCTATTGAAACTACGTTTACATCATCTGAGAATCCATTACTTACATTAAACTCTTGGAATGAACGAGTGAATGATTCATTAGATGAACCTGATGATGTGAATATATGATACTTGTATATAAATTCATTACCTAAACCAGAACCACTAATAAATGTACCTGTTTCACCACCACTTGCAGTAATAGGTGTAAACGCTAAGTTATCACAATCATAGTATGTGAAACATTGTGAGCCAGTTTCGAAATCTACATTTTGTGTAGAGTAATCTGTATTAAATGATGCAGAGTAAGGGAAGTTACTAAAAGGTACATCATCATCATAATCATTAGAGAAAGCACCAAATCTAGTTTGGAAGTAACTTTCTGAATCATGGTTATTATATCGAGAAGATGTAATATAGTTTTGTGATGATGTATAGTTTATATTCACATCAGGATACTTGTAGTATGGGTAAGGTATTGTTCTACCACTAGAACCACTTATATCGAATCCTACATATATACCAGCTGGTGCTTGTTCTTTACAAGGGCCACAATCTTCCCATCCTTCGAATGGTACATACGCATTACATTCCGAACCTGTTGTAAACGTTACTGTACCACTACCACTTGGCATTTGGTCTAACATCTTTTCTGGCTTCCAATCGTAATCTGATTGTGTTACGTTTTGTAAATCTACGTTATCAAACCAATAATCATTGTAAGTACCACCTCTGTATAATCCTTGACCTGTATCCATAGCACAGATACAAGCTTGTTTTCCTGCAGGTACTGTTAGAGTTTCTAATCTTACTTCACCACAAGGTATAAATGTAAAGATACCACCACTTGCTCCACCATCTATGTAAGTTAACTTACCATTTGTTAATTGTGAACCTGTAAGAGCATATGTTATAATCGCTTCACCAGATACACCCTTAAAGTAATCTTGTTGATATGTTTCTGTCATTGATGAAGTAAATTCTTGTACGAAAGCTTGTCCACCACTTCCTTTGTAATAACGCATCTGAGAACCTGAATCATATTCTGATTGGAATAAATCTCTAGAATCACCTGGTTCTACTAAATCTGGTGTACCACAATCATCTACACCTTGTGCATTACCACCGAATCCATAATCTTGATTGTATCCTCTTGTAGCAAAGAATCTACCTAAACCACCAACATTTTGTGCATCTGTTGGTTCTGAGCCTGTTATAGATAACATACCTCCACCACCACAACCTTCGAGAACAGTAGGTGTATCTATACCTGGTGTATAATACCATATACCTTCTTTTCCTTGATTCCTAAATGGGAAATCTACTGAACCACTATCTCCTACATATAATCCAGCATCACCACAATATGTGTTAGCAGCTCCACCACCAGAACCTCCATCTCCTCCATCACCTGCGTTTTGAAACCAATGTGGTGTACCTGCAGTAATACCACAGTTTCCTGCTAGTGTTACTGTCCAATCTACTATACCACCATTACCACCTCCACCAGCTTTGATGAAAACAGAATCATAATCGTATCTACTAGATGATATAGAACCTGATGGTAAATCAGCATCATTAGCTAATTGATATGCATATCTGAATGTTGTATTTTCTCCTTCTGAACCACTTATATCTCCACCATTACCTACAAAGATAGGATACTTACCTGGCACTAGTGCAAGAGAACCTGTTAGTTCTAAATTAGGGTTTATAAGTAAACCACCACCTGCTCCTCCACCACCCGCAGTTTGGGTAGCAGTATTTAGACAGCCTATAAAGGAGGATGGTGGTCCTAAGAAGTAAGGGCCGCCCGAACCAGCTGTTCTCTTCTCTCCATATCCACCAGCTCCACCTCCTCCTACTAAGAATAGCTGAGTTGAATCAGTACATCCTTCATGTACTTCTAACTCATGCGAGCCAGTAGTATTACCAAAGTAATGTACTCTTCTAATCTGTGAGCCTGTAATATAATCATACATTACATCTCCACCACTAGCAGAGATTTCAGATGTTAAACAGTTCTCAAATGCTGGTTTGGGTATGTACATATGTTATAAATAATTTTTACCTAATACTCCAAATAATGAACCTGTACTAAATGATACAAGAGTTAATACATCTATTGCATTATTACCTTGAGTAGTTTGAGGTGTTGATAAAAATGGGAACTTGATTGAACCTGTATCCCATACTACTTCTCCATAGTTTTCTGGTTGTGAACCACTTGGTTGATTTAATTTAACTGTAATGGTTTCACCACCTTTAATGTTTTGTTGTGTTATATAATTCTCACCTTCTTTAAGATAGAAATCAAAGAAGTTACCTAGATTACCATCTATTGAATGTGTGTAATCAGATGATGCTGTTGTTGATGAAGATACAAAATGTACATTACCTCTAACTGAACCACTATAAAAAGAAGAACCAGTAACGTGCCAACCACCATCAATAGATGCTGAATCAAATACGTTTAACCTTCCTGTTATATCTTGTGAGCCAGATATGATAGAATCTCCAGTCTGTAAACTATCACCTGTTTGTGTACTATCACCTGTAAGTGTATAATCACCTGTTTGTGTATTATCACCAATATGAATACTATTACCATTAAGTGTAATTGCAGTACCAGTAATACCAGCTAATGTATTATTATCTATTTGTAATGCTGGAGATGCTCCACCTGTCTTAATTGTAAATGTAGTAGCTGGTGTTGGTGATACATCTTGTATTGTTACAGCTCCACTTATTATCTGATTACCTCTAAAGAGATTAGAACCAGTTGTTGCATAAGAACCAGTAAATGATGAAAGATAATTTATACCAGCAACGTTAGATAATATCCTTGCATCTACTGATTGAGAAAATGGTTCAAATACTGAACCTGTCCATTCTGCAAAAGATGCAGTATCTAATACTAATGATGCAGAGAATTGTTGTAATGCTATTATCTCTGATGATACTGATGAACTAAATGGTAAGAATACAGAACCAGTCCAAGAACTTGGTAATGCATCTGCTACTATTGAATTCAATCTTGTATTTGTATCTATTGAGCTTGTACCTAAGTAATGTAAGTTAGGAACATATACAGAACCACTAAAGATTTGTGTATCTGATGGTTCATCTCCTAGTTGGTTTGAACCACTTGATAAGATTACAGAGGCTGATTCTACTGTTACAAACAGTTCATAAGCCGATATAGAACCACTTACTGATATATCTCCAAGGAATTGTGTGTTAGTACCACTAACAGAAAAAGCCTCCTTTAGAGAAGATGTATAAATTTCGATTGCATCTACCCTTGGGTCATGGTCTGATGCTGTTGCTTCTAAATCATCTAATCTTAAATCAACAGATGCAGAATATGAGGTTACATTACCAACACCATTAAGTGTTGATGAACTAATATCATTTTCTACAAGTACTGAGCCAGATAATATAGAAACACCTGTACCTTGTCCTAATCCATCTTGAAGTTCATAGTCTGATTGTTCATCTATTCCCTTAGTTGAATCTGCAAGGTTTATTAATCCTTTATAGGATTGTGATATATATAAATTACTTAAGTTACTCATATCGTTATTCTTTTTTTTAAGTGTACTGCCACTTTCTTAATGCCTCATCTATATGGCCACCATTCCATCTTTCAGGTGTGGTACTCCATACTTTTGGATTTGTCCAAAGTTCACAATTCTCACAAGTTTCATAATCCTCGTAAGGAAGAGCTATGATAGGAAGATTGAAATAATCCCAATCATCTCTACCTGTTATCTCTTCTTTTATTTCAAAACATCTTAGATAATCATAAGATGTTAAATTATATCTTGGGTTCGGTGTGTACTTAGTACTAAATACCTGTCCTATCGAACCACTAAAATCAAGTACAGCATTATACTCTACTTGAGACTCACAATCTTCTAATTTATAATAGCTACCACTAGGGGCTATCAAAAAAAAAAGACAACGATTTTTATCATTGTGACAGGTAAGATTGAATGTTGCTGACCAGCCGGCCAGCCCATTGTCAAACCGGTCCACGAAGGGTTCACAAGTTATATCACCAAAGATTTCAAACCCCTCTACTTTATATTGTGTGTATGATGTTAAATCGTTTATAGCTGCTAACGTATTAGCATGTATATCAACAACATCATCAGTACCATAGTAAGGAATAGATTGTTTATTCGTTCTAGGGTTACTTTCGTTTTCTAATGTTTTATGTTTATCTGCAACAATTAACTGAACTCTATAATCTGTTGTATTCTGTCCAAAGGTTGCATCTTGTATCAGCACATTACCAACAGGATATTCAGGAAACTGCATATCATCTATTGAGAATACATCTCCTTGCGTTACATGAGCAATCTGTGGATGATTCTTCATAATAGTCTTAAAGTAATTCAAGGTATTATAGTATAACGTAAAGTTAGTACCTTGATTTACAATCTGAGACTGTGCTGGTGTTTGTGATGGTGTTCCCATATCTTATAAATTAATTCCTCCAAAGTACTGATTAGATTGGTCAGGATAGATTTGTGTACTATCTCCAACCGATTGTAAGAACTCTGGTATGTTTGATGAATTTGCTATTAAATAATCTTGTAATCTTGTTGAGTAATAACCTGCGTTATCTAAGGCTTTACTTAACAAATAATCTACTTCGTTTTTACCTGGTGATACTGATTGTTCACTAATGTGTTTTACAGCACCTTGTGACTTAAATTGTACTGAGCTAAATGGTATGTATTCTACACAACTATACCAAATGATAGTAGGTTTTACATACTCTGATACTAAGGTTTGATAATAGCCTGTAAATGAATCACCTGCTTCTATATCATCTTGTAACTTGTTATAGAGAACAGTACCTAATAAGTTTAGTATGTATTTCTCTTGTGCAGTTCTAACAAAAGGTAGAAGTGCATCGGCATCAATAGCTCCACCTAATGGTGTGTTCTTGATGATATCGTTTCGTGTTATGAATAATCCAAATGCCATAATATAATGTTTTTTAGTCCATATCGGTCATATCGTCATAGGCTTTTGTAAAACCAAAATCGGAAAATCGTCTGATATTTTCTTCGTTGTTATCTTCTTTATTGAAGTTCTCTTCTGTTGTTTCATCTCCTTGCATTGATTCATTAACATCTTCTTGTACTTCTTCTATTGATTGGTCTGTATCATCAGCCGTATCTGATAAGATTACAAGTGGTGTTAATTGGTCAAAGTATAAATCGTGTGTACCATGTCCACCTTCTTGTAATACTTCGTATATACCTCTTAGAAGGAGTTGTTGGAATGGTTGTATTGTCATTGTTTGGAATATAGAGTAAGCTGTTTTCATTTCTTCTGATTGTGAAGAGAATCCATTAGCAGCAGTTCTAATACCAAATAATAATGGTGATACGATTCTATGTGCTACAAGTATTCTATCTTGTGCATATTCAGCTACATACTGATACTTCTCGTGTAAGTTCTCAATAGGTAGTGTGTCTATTGTAGGTTTGTTTATTGCATCATCGTTAAACGATACCATAAATCTACCAGCGTTTGCAGTACCAGTAAACTTCTGTTCTAATAAACTTTCTATTGTTTGTCTTTCTTCAGGTGCTGGAACTCCATTATTGAAGTTAACCATAGCAACTGGCAAGAATCCGTTTTCTATATTGTTAAGATGCAGGTTAGATAACTCTGCTTCTGTAAACGAGTATTGTAAAGAACTTATCCAATCAGGTAGGGAATAGTAATATCTGTTTGGTTCATAGTCTTTAATGTAAAGTATTTCTCTTGATTCGTTTGTTGTACCGAATACAGGTATCTTTACTTTATCTTTTTGTTTTCTTTGGTCTGACCAATCTGCACAATAGAAGTAGTTCTCTACTCTAGTACCCATGTGTATCTTTTCAGCTCTTAATGTTTGTACAGGTACATGGAACATCTTAACTACTTTTGTATGTTCTTTGTTCCACATGATTTGGAATGCAGCATTACCATATAGTTTAAGGTCAAATGATACTTTCTTTAAGTCCTCTGCTGGTACTAATCTAGCTAGAGTATCTTGGAATGATTCATCATCTGTTATTATACCTTTACCATAGATAAGGTCTGCTACACCATCAACACAGGCAGCGTTTGTAGTGGATGTATTGTATCCTTCTGTTAACAACTCGAAGTAATCATCGTGCCCATTGATACCAACCGGTACCCATTGGTGTCTTGTTTTGATATCTTCTGTTACTATTGGAACTTCCTCCCTAGAGAAGTTTACAACAGAAAAGTTTTGTTTGTTTTTCATAATACTATATATTCGTTATCTGTTTCGTATGATACATACCCATCATTCTGTGTTGTATAAACAGTTTTGTCAATTGATTGAGATGCATATACTTGTACACTACCTCTCCATAAAGAACCACTAACTGAATCAGTTAAGGTAGCTAGGAATTCTTGTCCTACTCTTAAGTCTGATAAGGATTGAGAAAAGGTTAATATATTCTCATATGGGTTAAATGTATATGAACCACTTAAATCATATGAACTAGTTGTAAGAGTTAACATATCATACAAATCTAAACTAACAGTTGAACCACTGCCGGTTGTTAATGTACGAACTACAAACTCATTTGGTTGGTCTATGTAATAGCTAAGCATTATCTCGTTCTTATCTCGTTTTAACTTATAACAATCACGGCTTAACTTATAGTAAAAAGAAAACCCCCACTATAAAGTGAGGGTTTTTTTCATATTAACTAAGTGTATCTTCTATGATATACCGATAACTTACGATGCTACAATGGTAGGTGCTCCATCTAATCCAGCGAATGGGTCAGATGCAGTTGCGTTTTGTAAGAAAGCTGCAGGTAGAGCTTCTTCACCTGTGAAGGACATTGAGTAACCATAAAGGTCTCCAAGTCCTGCTCCAGTCTGAATAGTTCCAGCTGTTAGTTCAGCTCCTTCAGTTTCACCTACTAATAGTGCACTACCTTCTTTGGTATGTACAATAATTTGTGGTCTACCATAAGCTAACAATTTTAACTGTGTTGTCATCTCGTTAGTTAACTTCTTAAGGTTAACAACTGTTTCTTGAGAGAAGAACGTAGTTCCATTTTCTCTTGAAGAGTTGACAGTCTCAGTATATGCAGAAGTACCTTTAAGTTCGTATTTGTACACAGTATATCCTGTAAGGTCATCGACCTCACCATCTGTGTTCTTGTCAAAGGAAGCAGACGAGTAATTCATGAAATAAACGGCTTGTAATCCACCGATTGAATCTTTACATACTTCTTCTCTTCCTGCTGTTATTAAACAACTCATAGTGTATCTCCTGTTTTAATTAATTAGACTTATGTTATTATAGTAAACCAAATGCACTAACTTCGTTAGTAAATCCGATTACGGTTCCAGCAGTATATCTCATGATAACTCTGAAGTTTTGTGAACCATCAATGTCAGCCATATCTAGTACTCTTACTTCATTGTAGTCTGATAATAGACCAGTACCGAAGTGGAAGTTAGATTTTTGACCAGCGATGATGATTGAATCACTCATACCAGGTGCATGTATAATTTCAATACCTTGGAAGTTCAATGGTTTTTCACCAACGTTAAGTTGTGAATTAAATGAACCGATATTTACTTGACCTGATTGTGATGATTGCCATGCTTTAAGTACTTTAGTACCTACATAGATTACAGTATCTTCTTTACCATATACTTTAGATGGAAGTGCATCAACAACAGCAGTTAGTTTATCAACTACGTTATCTTTAGTTACTGTTCCGTTTGGATAGTCAACTGAACCTGATTTCGCAGGGTTGAATGATGTAGCAGAACCTGAAGAAGCAGTAATTTGCTCTTCGTATCCACTAAATTCACCATTTGCAGCTGTACCACTCCAAATTGCTTGTTCTGTAGCTTCTGCTACTTTTCCACCTACATAAGAAATTAGGTAATCTGTAAAGTTTCTTGG